AGACACAGCCTCTCTTTTAACGTGGGTTCTTTGCGGATACTTTGGAGCTAGAACGGCAGATAAAATAGGAGTAAAACTTCCTGGTAAATAATTATTATATTTGTATTAATTAATTCTAATACAATGAATATTCGTAAAATTTCTATTGGACCTGATTATAAGTCAGGTGCAATGCATTACTTAGTAGGTCAAGACATACTAGGAGGTTCACACAAAATTCATCTTATAAATAAAAATAAAGATACCAAAGCATTTATTGTCTGGATTGAAAGAGATAATGAAATATTTATGTGGAAAGAATTTAATACAATGATGCCTATTTCTATAGAATATAACATAAATTTTTAATGAAATCACCATTTTTTTTTATTGTAAAACCTATAAAAGGTAAACGATATAATAATTCCAAAAAAATAGGAGGAATAGACTTTATAACAAGTACCTCTGAAGAAAATCACAAAGCTTCAAATCGTGAAGGTATAGTAGTATCAACCCCTTTAGGTTATACTGAGACATTCAGCCTGGAGACAAATTGCTTGTTCATCATAATGTTTTTAAATTTTATAATGATATGAGAGGTCGTCAACAAAGCGGAAAAAGTTATTTTAAAGATGATTTATTTTTTATAGACAATACTCAGTTTTTTATGTATAAAAAAAAAGACAAATGGATATGTCATAATAAATATTGTTTCATAAAACCAATACCTTCTATAAAATATTATATACATAAACCATTTGCTGAAGAACCTTTAATGGGAAAAATAAGATATATAAATAAAAAACTATTAAGCAAAGGACTTAAAGAGGGCGATTTAGTTACCTTTAAACCTGACACTGAATATGAGTTTAATGTAGAAGGAGAAAAACTATACAGAATGTTTGACCATCATATTACTATGGCTTTGTGAGAAATATAATTAAATGCAGTCAGTGTAATGAAACATTTCCTGGAGGATATGATTACAGAATACATTGGGAAAAATATCATTTAGATTATGCTTTAAAATTAAATAAAGAAAATGAGCTCAGAAGAACTAAAAAAACAAATAATTGAAGCAGGCAGAAAGGCTGTAAAAGAACTTATAAAAGTTGCTAAGGAAGACATAATAAAACATTCTCCAGAAGATGAGCTTGCAGCGGATAGGTTAAAAAATGCTGCAGCCACAAAGAAACTTGCTATTTTTGATGCTTTTGACATACTTAACAAAATAGAGCAAGAACAAGAGAATATAAATTTATTAAACAATACTGACTCTAAGGTAGAAACAAAACAAGGATTTGCAGAAAGACGCTCAAGATAGTATTTATAAGGTTGTAAAGAATTATATTCCTCAAGGAGTTTTATCTAATAAGAATAGAGCTAAGACTTGGATTTATGGATATAATGAAAAATATGATTTTGTTGTTATTTCAAAAAACGGTCAAGTTGGAGATATAATAAAAATATCTGGTCTTTATATTGGACTTCCCCCTACACCTAAAAAACCTAATGCTCGGTCAAATAAAAAAGAAGAACAGCATTGGGAACGTACTGAAATATCAAAAGACCTTTTTAATATACACTCTATATTTCAATGGAACGAAATGCCTTCAGTTTTTAAATCTAAATGGGTAGACTATATAGAAACGGAGTTTGATAATAGGGACGAAGGATATTGGTTTATGAATAATGGAGAACCTACATATATTACGGGTTCTCATTATATGTACTTACAGTGGTCAACAATTGATGTAGGATATCCAGATTTTAGGGAGGCTAATAGATTGTTTTTTATATTTTGGGAAGCTTGTAAAGCTGACAAAAGAAGTTTTGGTATGGTTTATTTAAAAATAAGACGGTCTGGATTTTCTTTTATGGGTTCTTCAGAATGTGTAAACACTGGTACACTAGCCAAAGATGCAAGAGTAGGTATTCTTTCTAAAACAGGTTCTGATTCTAAAAAAATGTTTACGGATAAAGTAGTTCCTATATCTAATAGACTTCCTTTCTTTTTTAAACCTATTCAAGATGGAATGGATAAACCAAAAACAGAATTAGCGTTTAGAGTGCCAGCATCTAAGATTACTAAAAAAAATATGTACGAGGCTGTTAAAGAAGAATTAACAGGATTAGACACTACTATTGACTGGAAAAATACAGATGATAACTCTTATGATGGAGAAAAATTACTTTTATTAGTTCATGATGAATCGGGTAAATGGATTAAGCCTAATAACATATTAAACAATTGGAGGGTTACTAAAACTTGTTTAAGGTTGGGGAGTAAAATTATAGGAAAGTGTATGATGGGCTCAACATCAAATGCTTTAGATAAAGGAGGAAGCAATTTTAAAAGGCTTTATGAAGATTCTAATTTAAAATCTCGTAATGCAAATGGTCAAACTAAAAGTGGAATGTATTCTTTGTTTATTCCTATGGAATTAAACATGGAAGGTTTTATAGATTTATACGGTCATCCTGTTCTTAGGGCTCCTAAAAAAAAGATAAAAGGTGTTGATTCTGAATGGATTACTAACGGAGCTATTGATTACTGGCAAGCTGAAGTTGATTCTTTAAAAAATGATGCTGATGCTCTTAATGAATTTTACCGCCAGTTTCCTAGAACTGAATCTCATGCATTTAGAGATGAGAGCAAATCTTCTTTATTTAATTTAACAAAAATATATCAGCAAATAGATTATAATGATTCACTTATAATGGAGCATCATTTAACTAGAGGTCATTTTTATTGGGAAAATGGAATCAAAGATACTAAGGTTATTTTTAGTCCTGAAAAAAGCGGTAGATTCTTAATAGGATGGGTTCCTTCTAAGGATTTACAAAATAGAGTTATAAAAAATAATGGATTAAATTATCCTGGAAATGAGCATATTGGAGCATTTGGTTGTGACTCTTATGACATATCTGGAACTGTAGGTGGTGGAGGTTCTAATGGAGCGTTACATGGAATAACTAAATTTAGTATGGAAGAAGCTCCTGCTAACGAATTTTTTTTACAATATATTGCTAGGCCACAAACGGCAGAGATATTTTTTGAGGAAGTTTTAATGGCTTGTGTATTTTATGGTATGCCTATACTGGTTGAAAATAATAAACCTAGACTCTTGTATCATTTTAAAAATAGAGGTTATAGACATTTTTCAATGAATAGACCTGATAAACATAAATCTAAGTTATCTAAAACAGAAAAAGAACTAGGAGGGATACCTAATAGTTCGGAAGATATTAAGCAAGCTCATGCGTCTGCTATAGAATCTTATATTGAAAAAAACGTAGGATTAGATTTAGATGGCACATTTAGAAGTGAAAATGAAATGGGTAATATGTTGTTTGCTAGAACACTAGAAGACTGGTCTAAATTTGATATAAATAATAGAACTAAATTTGATGCAAGTATTAGTTCAGGATTAGCTATCATGGCTACACAAAAGCATCTGTACCAAGTAGAGAAAAAACAATCAAAAATAAACCTTAACTTTGCAAGGTATACTAACAAAGGTAATTTAAGTGAATTAATTAGATAGATGAAGGATGTTACAATAGACATTGCATCTACAGGCTTTCCAAGTCAATTTGTTTCAGATGCTGAAAAAGCTACGGATGAATTCGGTTTACAAATAGGACAAGCCATTCAATATGAATGGTTTAAAAAAGATGGAAACCAGTGTAGATATTATAATCAATGGCGAGATTTTCACAGGCTACGATTATATGCTAGAGGTGAGCAGTCGATAGCAAAATATAAAACAGAATTAGCAATTGATGGAGACTTGTCTTATCTAAATTTAGATTGGACTCCAGTTCCTATACTTCCAAAGTTTGTGGATATTGTTGTTAATGGTATGCAAGACCGAGAGTTTAAGGTAAAAGCTTACGCACAAGATGCGCTATCTCAATCTAAAAGAAGTAAATATCAAGACATGATTGAGGGTCAGATGGCAGCTAAACCTATTTTGGCTAACATACAAAAAGAAACAGGAGTAGACCCATTTATTATGGACCCTGATGAACTTCCATCTTCTGATGAGGAGCTTTCTCTTTACATGAACCTTAACTATAAACCTGCAATTGAGATTGCAGAAGAAGAGGCAGTAGACACTATGTTTTCAGAAAATCATTATAATGATATTCGTAAACAAATAGATTATGATTCTACCGTTATAGGAATGTCTGTAGCTAAACATGAATTTTTACCTGGTTCAGGAGTTCAAATATCTTATGTAGACCCTGCTAACGTTGTATATAGCTATACAGAAGACCCACACTTTAAAGATTGTTTTTACTGGGGAGAAATAAAAACATTGCCAATTGGGGAGTTACTCAAAATAGACCCTAATCTTACTCGTGAAGATTTAGAAAAAATATCTAAATACAGTCAAAGCTGGTATGATTATTATAATGTATCTCAGTTTTATGAAAATGATATTTTTTATAGAGACACTTGCACTTTAATGTATTTTAATTATAAAACCACTAAAAAAATGGTTTATAAAAAAAGAATACTTGAAGGAGGCGGTTCTAAAATAATAGAAAAAGATGATACTTTTAATCCTCCTCAAGAAATGCTCGAAGAAGGCAATTTTGAAAAGATTGAAAAAACTATTGATGTGTGGTATGACGGTGTAATGGTTATGGGAACTAATATTATACTTAAGTGGGAGCTTGCAAAGAATATGGTGAGACCTAAGTCTTCATCACAGCACGCATTATCTAATTATGTAGCAGTAGCACCAAGAATGTACAAGGGTGTTATTGAATCTTTAGTTAGACGTATGATTCCCTTTGCTGATTTAATACAAATAACTCATTTAAAATTACAACAGGTTATAGCTAGAACTGTACCCGATGGAGTTTATATTGACGCAGATGGTATTAATGAAGTAGACTTGGGAACTGGAGCAGCTTACGACCCTTCAGATGCTTTGCGATTATATTTTCAAACCGGTAGTGTAGTAGGTAGGAGCTATACTCAAGAGGGAGAGTACAATCAAGGTAAAATACCGATACAGCAACTTACAAGCAGTTCAGGAGCCTCTAAGACACAAATGCTTATAGCTAACTATAATCATTACTTAGGAATGATACGCTCTGTAACAGGCTTAAATGAAGCCAGAGATGGTTCAAGTCCATCTCCAGATGCTTTGGTTGGTGTTCAAAAATTAGCAGCTTTAAATTCAAATACAGCTACTCGCCATATATTAGACGGAAGTCTTTACATATATCGTACTTTGGCTGAGGCCTTAACGTATAGGGTGGCTGATATTTTAGAGTATTCAGACTTTAAAGAAGATTTTATAAATAAAATAGGAAAATACAATGTAAGTATATTAACTGAAATATCTGATTTATATATTTATGATTTTGGTGTATTTATAGAATTATCTCCAGATGAAGAGCAAAAAGCAATGCTTGAACAAAACATTCAAATGGCATTATCTAAAGGTGATATTAATTTAGAAGATGCTATTGATATTCGTGAGATTAGAAATCTTAAACTAGCAAATCAATTATTAAAAGTTAAAAGAGTTGCTAAACAAGAACGTGATGAAAAAATGGCTATGCAAAAGCAGGCTATGGTAGCACAGCAACAACTTAAATCTCAAGAAATGGCTTCTCAAGTAGCTATGCAAAAAATAGAACTAGAGTCTCAATCTAAAATGAAAGTTAAGCAAGCTGAAGTAGCTTTTGAAATAGAAAAACAAAGTGCAGAGGCACAGCTTAAATCTCAATTAATGCAACAAGAGTTTGATTATAATATGCAACTTAGAGGTATAGATGAAAATTCTTTATCTCAAAGAGAAGGTCAAAGAGAACAAGCTAAAAGCGATAGAATTAGTCAACAAAACACTGAGCAGTCTAAATTAATTACTCAACGTAAAAATAATTTACCTCCTCAAAACTTTGAGTCTAATGAAGATAGCCTTGATGGCTTTGATTTATCAGAGTTTTCACCTCGATAATGATTATAATATTTTAACTAAATTTTAAATTAAATCAAATGGAAATGAAAGTAAGAGCAGTAGAGTCTGTAGAAGAAAAATCAATGCAAGAAGTGGAAAAAGAACTTCTTGATAAACATGAAAAAAAATTAATTGAGGAAGATGAACAATCAGAAGAAACTCCTCAAATAAAAATGGATTTTGCTAATGATAGTGTTATTAAGGACACTACTAAAGTAGAAGAAACTTCTGAAGAATATACAACGCCAGTTGAAAAAACGGCAGAGTTATCTGAAGAAGACGTTCTTTCATATATTGGAAAAAGATATGGTAGGGAAATTAATTCATTAGATGAATTAAATCAAGCAAGAGAGGAAACAGAAAAACTTCCTGAAGATGTTGCATCCTACTTTAAGTATAAAAAAGAAACAGGAAGAGGTATTGAAGACTATGTAAAATTACAAAAAGACTTTAGTTCTATGAATCCTGATGATTTGCTAAGAGAGTACATAACAATTACAGAAGGCGAAGGTTTAGATTCTGAAGATATTGATTCCTTAATGGAAGATTATGAGTCTGACGAAGAACTAGATGATGAGTCTGTAGTTAAAAAAACAAAATTAGCAAAAAAAAGAACTATTGCTAAAGCTAAAAAATTCTTTAATGAACAGAAAGAATTGTACAAGCATCCGCTTGAGTCAAGACCGGGTGTAAATTCTGAAAGCGACAATGAAGAATTTAAAGCTTATAAGCAATATTTAGAATCGGCTAAAACCACGCAAGAAGAAAATGAAACAAAAAAAGATTGGTTTACAAAAAAAACTAATGAAGTTTTTGACGGTGAATTCAAAGGTTTTGAATTTACAATTAATGATAAACAAATTTCTTTTTCTCCTGGTGACCCGCAAACTTTAAAAAAAAACCAAGACACACCAATGAATTTTATAAACAAATATCTTGATGAAAACGGTTTAGTAAAAAATGCAGCAGGTTATCATAGGTCTTTAGCAATTGCAATGAATCCTGACAAATTTGCCAATTTCTTTTATGAACAAGGTAAATCTGAAGCTACGGAAGATGTTATGCGCAAAACTAAAAATATAAATATGAGTGAGCGTAGAGCACCAGAAATAACTAATAAAGGAGGAATGACAGTTAAGTCAATAAACCCTGATTCGGGGAGAGGCTTAAAAATAAGAAGTATTAAACGAAAATAAATTTTAAAA